TTTTCTAAGATGATATTAAGTTTGCCAATAGCACTTTCACGAATAGTTTCAAATTTGTCTTCAAGAGATTTAGAATCTTCAGAGATTAATTGAAGGAATTCTTTTTTAGATGACTCATCAAGATTATCGACATATTTGTTTAAAGTTTGATTTGCAATACTAACCATTGATTTCAATGGAATATTAATAGATTCTTTAACAATATCATTTGTTGAGGTTAACACACTTGTAATATTTTTTTTAGAATTTACTCTCTCTAACAAATTTAATTTATTTGTATAGACAAGAGCATCAATGTCAGAATATTTGTTCTTAACATTCTCTGATAAAGGTTTTGGTAATTTAATACTTGGCAGTAATTGTTGGATTAAACTAATACCTTCTTCTAAAAAGTCTTTAGCGTCAGATTCGTTTAGTCCTTGAGGTGTGCTCAATTGTTCGTATAAAGAATACAATTTAGACATGGTTTTGTTGTTCAAAACATTATGTTTGAATTCTTTTAGCGATTTCTTGAATTCCTTTTCATCTTTGTAGGATTCAATTAGATTGTTTTCAATTATGGATTTGATTTTTCCGAAAGTCATTATGGTGTGTTTTCAATATAAATATTAGGAGTTTAGTAACTTATCCAATTCTTTTGAAATTTCTCCTAAAGATTGTTGACCTTGACCTAAATCTAAAAATGTTGACCCCTCTAATAAGTTACTTTCAATCAATAAATTCATGTTTTTCATTCTTGATTCTGGAGTAACTGCGGCTTCTCCACCTTCAGGTGCCCCACCTTCAGCTGGTGGTGCAACTTCTTCTCCACCTCCCGCAGGTGGTGGTGCGGTTTCAAATCCTGCTCCACCTCCAAATGATTCTTCACCACCTGTAGTTGTTGCTGCGGTTGTTGCGGTACCTCCTGTGGTATTACCATAAAGTTTATCTATATTATCAAATAAACCTGTCTTAGTGATAACTGTAGGAGTTGCTTTAAGTTCTTCACCAACAGCTCTTTCAATTCTTTGTTGTTGTAAATCTAATCTAATTTCTTCGTCAGACCAATTAAAGATGTGTTTCTTAGCCCAAGTAGAAGATGTAGGTTGAATACCGTTTCCTGGATCTGAAACTAAATCTTTATACAATAAAACTTTTTCTTTCCATACATCAATTTTTAATAAGTCTGCTTGTGTAGATGGGTTAGACAAACCTAATGTAAAGTTTTGTAACTCGTCCTCAAACCCTAATAAGAATAAATGAACAATTGCAATTTTATTTAACTCGGCAATCATACTTTTTTGAATTCTGTTGATTGTACGAGCAAAACGAATATCTTGTAATGATAAATTTTTACCATCACCTACAACTTCTTCAAAACCTAAAAATGCTTTAGGAACACGAAGAGCTGTTAATAATTTCTTTTGGATATATTCTATATCGGCAATCTCTGATAAGTTAGTTGCTCCTGGTAATGTTGTAATTGGGTCTGGCGCGGCTGGGTCACGAACAGGGATAAAATAATCTTGATCTACAGCCATTTGGTTAAACCTCATATCAACATTTCCTGTTTTAGCGTCAACAATTTGTTCTCTTTTGAATTTGTTTGCAACACGGTTTACGTATGCTTCAACATCATCATCATTCATGTTACCGACAAAGACTTTAAACATTCTTCTTTCAGGTGCTCTTGATGTACGATAGATTAACATTGCATCTTCAGATAACAATAATTGTTTCCATATACGTCTTGCCTTTTCTAACATGGAAGTGCCATAAGGAAGTTTTCGGTCATCACCTAATAATCTAAAGTGAGCAACTTCCCATGATTGGAATTCCATATTTCTGTTTTTCCAAGTAAAATGAAGAGCCTTTTTATTCTCATCTTTTTCTTGTGTAATATCCACAGTAATTTTTGCACTAACTCCAACCTCATGACGTTCAATTTCAATTGTCGGTAATTGTTGGCAACCAATAATGCCCTTTTCAGGGTCTAATTTGAGGTAAATAAAGTTATCACCATACTTACAAGTGTTTCTTGTCCACATTGGTAAGTTGGTGTTAATATCAAGTGCGTTGTTGAATAAATCGGCTAATACAGATTTAATACGTTTTGATTCAGAATAAATTTGAAGGATAAAACCATCTTCATTTGTTGTTGTAGATTCTTCAGAATATATGTCTAATGCGGCTGAAATCTCAGGAGTGTACTCCATTGATTCGTAATCGTACTGAGCAGATAATCTTGATGGTTCATAGTAAATGGCTTGAGAATATAGGTTGTTTTCAACCTTAGCCCATTGGTTTGTTAAATAAAATGTTTGTTGCGCTTGAAGTTTTTCTCTTTCATAATCATCACGATTTGGAGTACGCAAAAGTTCTTTCTTATCAAACTTAAAAGTTGGATAATCTTGTTTTAATAATGAATTAGGTCCAAATGTTTTTGACAGCCTCTGCCATACCGTAAGATTATTATCGCTCATATGTTAAATTTACTAATTACCTTGATAATATAAATAGTTAACGAGATCCAAATAACCAACCGTATTTTTGATAGTCGGCCTTAGTTGCAGCCCCATTATTATTTAAATTATTGTCTCTTCCCATTTGTGGAACCATTGGATTAAAAAAGTCGGAAGAGTTTTTATTTTCATTCACAGTTGTTGCCCATGAATTTATCATCGCCTTTGTATGATTCGTAACTTTTTCTAAAGATTGGAATGATTTTTCTGCAACATATAATGCCATAGAAACACCCATAATACAGTCATCGTGATGTCCTTTTTGATGGTCAGGTCTTCCATTGATATAAATAAATGTATTCATTTCATTGTATAATCTATTTGAATATACTTTAAACCCATGCCTTACACCCTCTTCAAACGCTGCAATAATTTGAACTCTTTTTGAATTAAAATTAATCCCTGGTATTTTATCATTTATTTTTGGGTCCCATTTCCACTTATTACTTGTATCAACATTATCAACATATAATCCAGCTTGATAATTTAACTCTTGTAACTTTCTTGCAGTAGAAATACCCATACCACCTGTGATGTCAATAACACAATAAGCATTATACATTGTTCCCCATTTATATGCAATTTCTGCTAATACATCTGGTGGGATTTTTGCAACGTATTCTAACACTTGTTCTCTTTCATCAAAATCAATGATTTGAATACACGAGAAGTCTTCAGAATCACCTCTTGATACATCCACACCCATTACATATTTGTGACCGTTTACGGGTTCTTTAAATATCCATAATGAACCACCCATAAGTTTAGCTTGAGGCTCACGTAAAGTATTTTTGGCAATACCTTGCATCAATTCTGATTCAAATACATTATCACCTGAACCCAAGAAGTTACATTCCAATTCCTGAGCAACTTTTCTTCGGTCAAACTTTAACTTCTTAACCATACTTTCAAACCATGATGAACATGGTTTATATCCCTGACTAATGTAATCAGTTACGATTGAATGGTCTCTGTCATATGGATTTTCCATTGACAAGTTAATAATATCCTTATCAGTATATTCTTCTCTATTTAATAAAAAATGAACCAAATCGTTTGTTTTAACCATATACAAATCTTTTGTATATCTTGGGTCACGATACCAAAACATCTCAGATATTTTGAAATCATTCATATTCCTTAATGATTGGTCGTAAATCTCATAGTAAATTTGGTCATATCCGTTTGGAGTAGATACTACAATTACTTTACCCCCTGTTGATAGGGATGCCATACACGCAGACCAAAAATCTGAGTCCGCTTCAATAAACGCCGCCTCGTCAAAAACAAGAATTGTTGGAGTATAACCCCTCAAAGCATCTTTTGATGTTGCAACAGCCTTAACTTCACAATTATTATTAAGTTTAAAGTGTCTTTGGGAGTTTTTTTCTTTTGAGAATGAAATACCAACCCACGCGGGCCATTGTTCAGTAAACCCTCTAACCTTGTTAGCCATCTCCATTGATGTGTCTAACTTGTTGGCAATAATAAGGATTTTTTCAGGTTTGTTCTTTTGGGCAAATGCCAATTTTTTTGATATCCAAGCGGCGGTTACTGTTGATACACCTGCCTGACGATACTTTAATGCAATGTTCTCATTGTATTTGTCGTAATCTTCAATTAAACTAACTTGGTCTGGGAATAAATCTAATGGGACGTATTTTGATACGGTATTATCGTATGTCTGTAAATAAGTTCGAAGTGCGTAAGGAGTATTCCTCATGCACTTCGTTAATTCTATAATAAGTTGTTCTCTATTCACAAAATGTTATTTAGGTAATGATATACCTAAACCACCTAAAAAGTCATCTAAACCATCATCTTCATCCTCATCTGAATCAATATTTTCCTCTTCTTTGTAGTTTTCAAATTCTTCTTTCATTTGAATAGCTTCTTTCATAATTTCTTCAAATCTTGAAGTTGCTTTTCTAACTTTTGAAGAATCTTCAGAGATGGCATTTCCAATAATTTCTAAAAACTCTTGTGCTGGTATTTGGTATAACAATATATGGAACCAGTTTATTAGTCCTTTATTATCTTGGTCGTACATTTTATCGGGTAATGCAAATCTAATTTTTTCAACTATTTCAGGACCGATTCTTAATTGCATTGGTTCGTTAGATAAAATGTCTGTTTGACCTTGTACTTTTTGACGAAGACCTGGCTCTTTTGGTAGTCCGTGTCTACCTTTAGCTTCTTCTAATCCTTTAATAATTTCATGACAAAGAATTGGGAAAATCATACCTGTGGCCATGATTTTTGTGTCGGATTGT